AGTTCCAGAACGTCGGTCTTCGTCGAGGGCGAAATCACGAGATTGCGGCCCATTTCGTATGCCTTGTTCTCATCCATTTCCTGGCCGAGTTCGAGCAACTTACGCTTGACGTTGTTCACGTTCAGGCTTTGCAAATCACCAACCGCGTTGTCGAGGAATTGGTAGACCTGACCCATCAAGATTCGGTCAACCTTGCGAGCGATGGACAAAGCCGCCGGACGCAGATAGACACGAACCAAATCCTCGAAGCTGAAGGACTGTTCCGAGTCCTTGATCGTGAACGACGTGTGAATGTGCTGATTCAACGTCACGGCGACGTTGGTCGCGCTCGACGCCTGCACGGTCACATCATCATTCGCGCCCTTACGCTTCGCAGTATACTCATTCGGTCGGCGGGTATTAACCACATCGCCGAAGTCTTGGATTTCATCGCTGAAATCACGATGAACACGGTTGCCGATGACCATGTTCTCTTCCAAAATGGCCAGCGTTTCGGCGGCCCAAACTTCCGGTACCCACGCGTCCAGGCTGTTATCGTAGCCGGTGAACTGTGGCTTGCACAAAAGAAATTTCACGTTTCTTCTCCTGTTATTGAGGTTAGAATCAATCGAACCCCGCTTATTATTGACCCCCACTCATCGAACCGTAAAGAGCTTGCGGGTTCTCTTTACGTAGACGCCGGAATTCGGCCGGGTTTTCGCGAGCGAGCTTAGCTGGATCAATCTTCTTACCGTTGCCGGTATTCTTCGATCCGCCCAGCCCGCCTTTCATCGTATCCTCGAACAAATTCGAGTATTCGTCGAGTTCCTTCATCCGTTTGACGGCCTCGTCGATTGTGTACTCCATTACAATGGCTTGCTTAGTCTTCGCGTCAACGTCGGGGAACTTGACGACGGGAGTAAACTCACCATTTGGTTCTCCATTAACCTCACCTTCCTTGAATGTAATCATCGGTCCGAGAATGGCGCGAATCTGCGACGAGTTAACCGCCTTGTGTTTGTTGGCGGCATCTGCAATGTCGCTACTCGCTGCCTTTGTCTCGAATCGTTTCTTCCACGATTCACGTTCACCGTTCAGATTTTCGATCTGGCCAGTGAATTGTGTGCGCTCCTCAGTGGCCTTGCGTTCAGCCTTCTGTGTATCCGTCAGGTATTGTGACTCAAGTTCTTCAATTCGCTTCTGAAGTGAGCCACGTTCTTCCTCGGATAGACCCTTGTTCTTCTTCTGTTGTTCAAGTTGGTCTGCGAGGTCTTTTTGAGTCTTCTTGAGGTCAGACTCATGTTTGCGACGCATGTTGGCCATGTGCGAATCGAACTCTTGCTGCGTGTAAGTCTTAGCAGCACCGCCGCCAGCGCCTCCGCCAGCACCGCCACCACCTTGACCGTCGCCTTGACCGTCGCCTTCACCATCGAAACCAATGAACGGGCCGATAAATTTGCGAACCATAGTTTCCTCATACCTTACGTAGTTTCACAGACCGAACATCCGCCAAATACGGGCGTATAAATAACCAAGCCCTACGACTTGGAATGCCCGCGGTAAAATGTTCGGGTGCAGTAGTGCGGTTGTAAGTGGCACGCGCACTACTGTAACCATCAGATGAAATGGCTAAATTTTGATGTTCCAAATCAGGATCAACGCCATCCAACAAAGCTAAAGCAATCTCATAGGCAGCTTTTTCAACGTTATCTGGAACTGTTACCTCATCATTGCGAGGAAACTCAAGTTCCTGATCTGTGACGGTTTTGCTACCTGAAAAACGCAAACGATCAATTAACTGGGCGGCTTCTGCTAGGGCACGAATACGCTGATCTTCGGTCGCTTCGTCCCACGGCTGATAAAACAGCTTTTCAGTGAAATAAGCATCGCCGCCAGCGGGTGTGCCATAGTATGCCATTTTAAGCTCTCCAGATTATCCGGCTGATACTTTCAACGACCCAGAATCAGTATACAGTTGACCGGCTTCCGATGGATCGCTCGTTGGCACGGCTCCAAGAGCACTCAAACCAAGTGGCACAATTTGCAGCATCATGTCGTGCAACAGGATAAACGCTTTGTTGTAATCCTGCCAATCTGGTCCACGATACACGTTGGCATTGGGTCGACTATCACTCGTCCCATCCCAAATGTCCGTCGTAGCCTGTCCAACGACATTAACCGTTCCACCGTTATTCCACAAACCTGTTCCAAACAGCGGAATCACTCCAGCGGCGCTAAGGCCAAGAGGTTGAACTCGACGTTGTAGTCCCTGGATTCGCGTAACGAGTTCACGCCAATCCGTTCCATCCGGTGCTCGGTCATCCGAAGCATCGGGCCGAGTTTCGGTAACGCCATCCCAAACATTGGGATAGGTTGCAGTTCCAGCACCACTCAACGTGAGTATACCCACAGGAACGCCAGGAGTCGTTGTTGAAACAACTGGAGCATTCATCGTGTCCAAGTCAATATCGGCCGTTGTTGAAACAGCGATATTCATCTTTTCCACGCTTGTACCACTGAATGTCAAATCAAGTCCACCAGCGGCATTGATGTCCGTGCCGGTAACAGCAACGTCACCCGCAACGTAAGCAACGCCATTGACGCTCAAACCAGCAAGAGCCAAATCTACTGCGGTTTGCAAATCATTGTCCGTAATCGCAAAACCGAGAGGAGTTACAACAACTGCCGTATTACCTGGCAGAGTGATCGTCAAACTCCAAGTGCCACTCGTTGCATTGATTTCAGCCAGGTTCTGCACTTCATCGGTGCCAGCACCACTTCGATATAGTTGGCTTGTTTTGCTCGGATCAGCACCGGCAAAAACACCAAGGGTGCTCAGTCCAATACCATCCAAGACCTTATCGAACGCCTTGATCTCATCGACCAAGCGTCGCCAATCCGCACCATCTGGACCTCGCTTGACGCCACCATCTGGTCGAACCTCGGATGAACCATCCCAAACACTAGTCGGAAAGCTTGCCATCGGATGTGCCTCTTACTTTCTTTTCCCCATCGGGGTTGTTATCAGGATTCTGTGATTGCTCTTTCTCGGCCATTGCACCTTCATGGTCATCAGTTATACCGCGAGCACCAGGATTAGGAGCGCCAAACCCTGCGGTCTGCGCCTTCTGGATTTCAAGCTCACGTTGTTTCTTTTCCTCGGCTGCTTTCTCAGCTTCACCTTCGGGATAACCACGAGCCTTCGATGCACCAACACGAGAAACCAAACCGGCTTCCACGTCAGAACGAATCTGAACGGGATCGGCAGTTGGAAACTTTGCATTGTTTATTTCGCCGAGAATCGCTTCGAGTTCAGAATCAGGAACCTTACCACAGAGCAAAATTTCTGCTATCTGCGTTTGGATTGCCTTATTGAATCGCGGCGATGAAACAGCGTATGCTGATTTCGACAACTGGTCAGCATCCTTGCGTCGTTCCTCATCACTCTTTAATGAGTAGCGTTTCGGATAGAACACAGTGACTTCTGCGTCACTGGCTTCATAATACTTCCAAAACTCTGCGATCTTTCGTTCAGCGTGTTCTAACTCCAAACCAATCGCTGATAGTCCCGCCTCAAGGCCGCGTTCATCCAACTCTTTGGATTCGGCCGAACCGTATCGGGATTTGATATTCGATAAAGCAAGATTGACCAAAGCACGAATATCGTCCTTCATGGCCTTCTGCTTTTCCATGCTGACCTTTAGCGGTTCCGACGATGGATTGATGAATGCAGGTGCTTCAGCACCCATCGGGTAGCGACGACCATCAGTCGAACCTACTTTTATTGCATCCGGGTTTCGTCCATCTACGGTCGCTTCTGAACCTTGACCTTGGTTCGCGAGTAACTCGAACTTTTGGTCATATTGTTCAACATAGAACGGGACATTCGATCGAAGTGCATAACCAACGTCTGAACTTTCCAGATTCGTTAATGCAATTTGATGATTTGCGATATCACTCAAAAGTGGCGATCGCATATCCATAATATGCAAAGGAATCTCCGGAATTTCCAGAGTAAGTATTGCATCGTCAAAAGTTAATGCCTGTGTTCCGTCTTCGAGCAGTGGTTTTCCGAATTCGTCGAACTCAACACATTTAACAAGTCCAAGGTCTTCGTCAACCCAGTACAACCGATACTTCTCAGTCAACGCTTCTACGAGTTGAAACTCAGGTTCAGTTTCCTGAATTCGCAGCCGAAGTAAGACTCTCTTGAGTCTATACTCCTCATCCCGTAGGTAGTATTCCCAGTTACGAATGTCTTCGGCTGGGAATATGTACGTGTAAGGATGTTGATACTGTCGATCTCGAAGTGTACGACGACCAGTGATCGCATAGTTATCGACGTATATGCCGACTTTGCCCATGAACAAATATTCATCAAGCACTTCTGTGCCGATGAAATGGTTCATGTTTGAACACTTCAAATCCACACCACCAACTTTACCCGAAACAGCTTTCAACCACGATTCAGGACCACCTTTTCGTATGATGGCATCAAAGCGTTGATAAATCGAATTGCGAATGTCAATAATCGCAGATTTAGCAAAACCGGCGACTGGCGTAATTCGTTTTCGTCTTTCAAAATCCGTTGCATCTTCGGCATCCGAAAACTTTTCAACGTACTTCTCAATGAACTGATCGCCACCACGTTGCACATAACGGAACTTCGTCCACTCAAGTGCTTTGAGAAGATATTCCGGGTGCATCAAGAAAGCGATATTAGGATCGTTTTTCTTCTCACTCGTCATAGGAAGCTCTTTATGTTCTGATTGGTTGCGAATGAAGCCGCCAACGGCAATGCCATTTCCGCGTAATTACGGGCATGACCATAGTGATCGGGGCCAGTTTTGGTGTAAATCGCGATATCATCCTTGTCGGTGTTGTCTTCACTGGTTTTATATTTCTTGACTAAATTCTTGACATGCGTCTTGTATAGAAGCGGCAAGTCAAGTGGGAAAATAATTCGACCAGTACGAATCCTTCCTAGTGAAGTGTCCAACCAAAAAGTACGATTCACGTTAATCATGTGTTCTTCTTCGTCCGCCGAGATAATCATTTTCTTCGAGCCGACGCCGCGTGCGTAGTGGCAACGTTTTGCTCGTCCAATGAATTGACAGCAAACATCGTATACCGCACGTTCCTCAGGTTGTTTATCAATTACTAGATACGTGATCTTAAACTCACGAGCTAGTTGTACTATCTGTGAGAAGTGCTCAACTTCACCAACCTTGAGGATTTCACAATCTGCAATGAAATTTATGTCTGGTCCAAACTTTGGGAATAACCAGCCATCAATCTCAAAATGCAGCATTTTACCAACGTCAACGCCCATCGTCTTGATCTTAAACTCAGGCGGGACAGGATCGTCCATTCGGCGTCGTGCCTTCTTCATGCACGCATTTAAGTGATCGTCATTCACTCGTGCTCCAGCAACAACGTGTGGCAATCCGGCGATTGAATTCCACAATTCTTGCTCAGCGTGTGGTTTTGTCTTAGCCTCGATCGCCGTAATTGCAATACGTGGCGGTTCTTTCACACAACTGGCAAGTTGATTGATGTAGTAACCGTCTCGCTCTTTTACCTCTGGTGCTTGCGGTATCCAGATGCCCGTTTCTTGTTGCGATTTGACTTTTTGCGAGTGTTGTATTTCTTTCTTACAGAGGCCGCAGATGACGTGCGATTTCTTAACATCCGGGTCATTTATGTGCTCCCCTCTTACAACGAGGCACTCTGGAAATTCCAACGTCGTTTGTTTCCAACAGTTTGGACAAGTGAAAAACCACCGCATCCTATTCGACATTTGGTACATCGCGTCGATTCCAACCTCAGGAATCGTCGGCGTCGAAATTGCCCAAATCTGTGCTGCTAGCTGACCGTCAGTTCGATGGTAAGCCAATTGTATGTTGTCTTGATCCATTTCGTCAACCTCGTCTAGTACGACAAGGGACGGGTCAATGGACTTAAAACCAATACGGGACTTGGAACCGCGAATCCATAAATTCGCGGCTCCAGCCCGTTTGTGGTCCACATTCTTCACACTTGAGAACATAACTCTCAGGTGTTCACTGAGTTCAAGAGCAGGATCAAACCGGCTCGCAGAAAACACCGAGGCATCAGGCTTCAAGTTCGGTAGAGCATAAAGGCAATTCAAACCTTTAATGTCCATCGCGAAGAACGTCAAATTCATCATTGTCTCAGTGTAACCCATCTGTGCGGATTTCATGCCCACATTAAATGGCGTTGCACTGTCGTGCATGGCTCGTGTCCAGGGGTGATAACGGAAGCTCCACGGACCTGGGAATTGTCCACCCATGATCCGATATCGTTCAGCCCACCGAGAGCAGGTCTTAACCGATTTTCTTAGTAAGCCTTGTGCAATAACTTCCGCAAACTCCTGGTCGAGACTCATACAAAATCCTTACGTTCCATGTTGGGAGGAGTAACTCCCTTTTGCGTGGCCTTAACAGGCGGCAATTCCTTCACCGGAGCCTGTTCTAAAATAACCAGTTCACCCTCGTCGGTAAACTGCGCTTGAATAGGAATACGTGGATCATGCGGTCTGAGTTCAACCTCAGTCGAACTAACGGCATGAACAGATACATTGCCACGTCTGCCATTGTGCTTTTCGACGACTTTATGGCCGTCAACAAACACATCACAGAGCGTGTCAATGGGTTGGAAGTCGAAACGTTTCTTCATTTCTTGTTAAAGGCGTCTTCAACCGTTTGATGATCTACAACGCCACTCCATTGATTAACGACCTTACCCTTCTTGATGATGCAAGTGAATGGGATCATGGTCGTAGTGGTGATATACTGCCAGAGGTCAGGATGTTGGTCGATGTCAATCTCCCAAAGACGAATCTTTTTACTTAGGAGTTTATTCTCAGCATGTTGCGTGCGGCATGGACCACACCAAGTTGCTGAGAATGTCACGACACAATCCTTTAGGAAAACCTCTCGATAAACTTTCTTAATATCAGATTCATCTGTTTTGGACTCAATTTGCTGAACAGGTTCACCACCTGTACAATTTTCGGCTTCAAACCAGCCCAATCCCGCCGCTTGAAATAGGCATAAGCAGATCGTAAAGCGAGTAAGAACCGAAGCATACATCACTACCTCCTAAGAGAGTTCTCTCCAACTCATGCCTGCGATAGCAGACATATTTGTGTATGGTCGAATCACCAAAACAAACTCCTGCGGTGTTCCTGCAATATTGGCGCCTGGTTGTACGTTATCTAATGGACTAACTTGAACACCAGATGTTTGTGCTATTGCAACACCACTCAATAAAATGGTTCCACCTGTCACTGTATTAGCATTTGTGCCATCGAACCATTCAATTGAACTATTTGTGACACCATTCCAAGTTGGTGTACCGGCAACAGTTGGATTGAGTACCAATTCCCAAGCAAACGCATCATTAGCAGTTGTGCCAATGATTGACAACAATGTCGGGATAACAACAGATTGGTCAATATGCGTTGATTTTAATCTCAACCCAAGCAAACCGTATCTTGTTGCACCACTACCATTGATTCCAGTTCGTAATGCGGCATTTGCTACACCAAATGGCGTACCAATTGGGTCTTGTCCACCCTCAGACATTACTGTCGCACAAATACAGGCTAATGAATCAGCGACTCCAGCCCCAGTGTTTTCGATTTCGTATCGAACTGGAAGATTCGGCGAACCCATGTATGGAACTGACAGAACATTTGCGTTTGAAAATTGATGAAAATAGTACGTTACACCGTCAATATTCACACCGCAACGTACTCTACCAACTCCCAACCATTCCAGATCAATCACTAAGATTTGTGTCTTAGTTAAATCAATTGTTACTCCAGACGGTCCATTACCATCTAAAGGATCAATGTTCCAACTGGCTTGCGCAACAGAATTATCAACGGCACTACCACTCGTGAATGTGCGTCGAACAATCTCGACCGTT